AGTTGATCTGCAAGGTCTGGCATGATATGCGGTTTGACCCCTGCACCGAATAAGTCTGCGTCAATGTCAATGGCACGAACCCAGCCCTGCTCATCTGGATTATGATCAGACTTACGAGCAGCGTGTCTGGTATCACCGACCCAACCATCCGATGCCCTGTCACGATCTGGGAAGGAATCATCTATCTGCTCTCTTAACTGTATAGCAGCTTTAGATAAACGCGATTTCATGCGTAATCATCTCAGTCAAGTGTTCCACTATGAAAGCAACAACTTTGCTTCATCGGCAGTAATACCAAGTTTGGCTAGTAGTGCTACTTTATCGGCTTCGGCTTTCAACTTTGCCGCTTTTCTATCGGCTTCAGCCTGTTGTTCAATTTCATAAATCTTAAACTCCTCAGAAGTCATTTCTCTTTCAATGATTTCATCAGTTTCAACATTGTGAATAACAATTAAAGGTTTAGTCATTATGATACTCCGTAAAGTAGTGCAGTACCTGAAGTGAAGTTTCCTGCAGATGGTTTTAACTGAATTGAAGTAATTGCTGCCGTGTTGTACCAAAGATGATTGCGGTGAATAAAGTTCATATTTGCCGTTGTAGTTTTATTAGTATTCCAAGAAATTGCTTCGGCCTGTTTGTAAGCAGTTGCATTAGCATAATCATAAATAGTCCAATTTTGTGTGCTATTGCTGACTGAATTGCTTGCTTCAAAAGATACAGTCATATTGGCTCTATCGGCTGCGCCTACTGCGTCTGCAGAAGCAGTCACATCTCTGTAAGTTGTACCAGTATCGGTGTTGAATTGACCGATTAAATACTCACCATTAGTTGCTGGCTTGTAATTTCGTACAACTACAACAAGATTCTTGTAAGTTCCAGGAATCGAAGTTAAACTGATAGATGAACCTGAAAGTGTTGTCGTGCTTATTAAAGTCATACCGCCACCAGCCGACGGCGTACTCCAAGCAAGCCCTGTTGCGGTGGAACTATCCGCCACAAGTGTTTGGCCGTTTGTGCCTACTGCAAGGCGTCCAGCTGTATCTGCTGCTGTTGCAGCAATAATGTCACCCTTTGCATCAAAGATGGTTGCAGGGATACCTGTTGCATCTGTGACCCATGAGAAATCCATGTCGGTTGCTGATGCTTTAGATAGCACTTGCCCTGTAGTGCCACCCTTGAGATCAACCATTGATGTGTCAATAGCGTTAATAGCTGTGCGGATTGCCAGCGCACCATTTTTTACTAGATCTGTATTGTCTGGCTCTGGCCAGCTAAAGTTCGGACTTGTTGCCATTTATGCTATTGCTCCTGTCGCGTTGTTCCAGTCAAGTGTAGCAGTTACACCTGTCCAAATTGTTGAAGATGGTATTACTGTCTCCCATTGTGTGGTAGATAGTGAAAACTCTGTTGCTGTGATGTAAAGGGTTAAATCCACAAAAATAGGTGTAGCGCGTAAGGCTACATTCTCCACAAAGCCCTCGAATGTGCCACCCAAAAGGTTAGAAGGTAGATTCTGAATAAGGACAGGCTCGCCAAAGAAGATAGAAATTAGATCATCGAGCATGGCAGATGGCATGTCTGGGTTATCTAGTCGGAAGGTAATCGCTCCTAGTGAGGCTTTAGGGTTCTTGCGTAGATTCAGCTCTCTAGTGGCGATGTCAGTGATGTCTGCTAGGTTCTTGATGTTGGACTCAAAAGACTTCTCATAGAGGCCGTAGGAGGCTATAGAGTCGCTATCAGAGGCAGTATAGGTTGAGCCATAAGCTGTAGAGTATTTATAAATAAGGCTATTGCGGATGCGAGCAATCTGTGTCTGAGAACTAATGCTGCTAGGAGTTGCATAAGACCCATCGAGATAGGTGTAGCCATTGTCTGAAAGATAGTCTGAGCGATGGTCTGCATCGTCATAATTGACTAAGCCATCTGATGCGGATTCATAAATCTGGCCAAGTGCGCTAGTAGCAATCTGATCCACAAGGCTCTGGCTTTTAGCCGTAGCAGATGCACTCTGGCTTATCATGGTGTAGAAACCTGAGTCAATAGTACCTACATAAGACTCGGCTTCATTCCAAGTAGTTGTGGCTGGGTAAGTAGCCCATGTGACAGTTGGGGTTACTTCATTCCAGTTAAGGTTGAGAGCTGCACTTAGAATGGCTGAAATCTGTGCGCCATCTAATCCTTCTACTAGGGCTGTGTTGTAGATAGCCTTAGTCAATTTGGCTAGTGAGCCAATGCCTAAAATTGTGCCTGTGGTGATAAAGCCTGATTCTTCTGGGCTTCTGACACCAATGGAGAAGTCTGAAACCTCACCAGAAAACACTGTGATGTAAGTGCCAGATGTATTCTTTAATTCTAAAGTGATTGGCTCAGTAACATTGATGGTAAAAGGTGAGCCATCTGTATTGATGATTTCTACTCGGCAGTAACCTGCTGTGCATTGACGATCAATGTCCAAACGACCAGTGGCATAGGAAACAGAAGTGACTGTTGTATAAACATCATCACCTACTGTTACACGCCATTCTGGAAGCCATGTCATTAGCGAAGCCTTAAAGTTCCACGATCTACTGCACCTTGCAAATACTGGTCTAGAGTTTCAGCAATAGCGTTAGGGTCTCCAACACCAGTCTGAATAGTTATATTAAAGTTATTTAGAGAACTGTTAGCAAATGCGGCTGCATCTGCTGCATTTTGAGCTTCTATAAGAGCTGCCATTGCATTGGCTCTGGCTGTAGCAGCATCGGCAAACTCTAAAATTGCTCCGATAGATACACCACTTGTAGGGATTGTAGGCACAAAATCTCCAACAGGAATGCCAGAAGAACTAACTCCCCCTGCACTACCAGCACCATTTATTTTAGGCTGCCCAGTTATGGCATTCATGGCGTTTAATTTGGCAATAGCAGCATCTAGATTGGCAAGATTGATTAAGTCTTTAGGCTTGAGACTATCAAGAATTGATTTGATGTCTTTTAGTTTTATATCCTGTAACCCTAAAGCACCAAGTATTTTAAGATCAGCATTGAGTTTGTTGGTAGCCGCAATAATGGCTGCTTCATCTTTAGAGGCAATAGCATCTTCTAGGGCAAGGATTGACTTCTTAACATTGAGGCGGGCTGTGTCATTGGCAATCTGCAACAACTGAGCTGCGCTAGTTGCTTTGCCTAATTGCTCTGCTTGGTTTGTAAGAGCTGCTGCAATCTGGATTTTATCCATATCAAAGACTTCTGTGCCTTTGCCAAGTGCAATCGTAGCCTTGTCGATGGCTGCTTGTAATTTCTTATCTTTAAGGATTTTAGCTTGAGCTGCTGCTTGTTCTTTAGTTAGCTTGGTAATGGCTTGAGCGTTCTTCTTAGCGATGGCATCTGCTCGCTGAGTATCTTGTGAGGATACAGTCATTGAGATGTTGCCAAAGCCCTTGCCGTTGCCGAATAAGCCACCAGATGGCGCAAAGAAACTAGGATTCTTGAAAATGTCTTTAGTGATCTGGATAAACTTTCCAGTTTCGCGCGCAAAGTTAGCAATAGATTGCGCTGCTCTGTCAATCTTTGTAACAAGATTATCAACTGAAGATGAGTTTGTAATAGTTATAAAAGCATCTACTAAACCCTTGCCAATAGTCTCTTTGGCGTTATTACCTGCAACAGTTAATTTAGCAAGTGAGCCTGCAAAGGTATCTGCTGCCGTTGCTGCCTGACCTGCAAACAATTCTGATAAGCGTGTCTGTATTTCCTCGAATGATGAGCTTGAAAGTTCTGCCTTAGTAAGTCCGACACCTAAGCGACCAAGTGCCTGAGTCTGCCCCAGATAAGCCTTCTGTAAGCTCTGTGAAACCTGAGTGAGGCTCTTACCTGTACCCGCTGAAATGTCTAATGCAAGTCCTAGTAATTCCTGTGACTTTGTGACCTCGCCAGTAGCACGAAGCAGGCGATCCATCGCTGGGCGCAACTCATCATCTAGCACGCCTGTCTGCATTTCAAGGCGAGATATAAAGCCATTGACTGTGCCGATGTTTGAACCATAGGCAAGTCCAAGATTTTTAAGAGTTGTGCCTAATGCTGTTGCTGCCTTGTCATCTTCTGCAAAAGCCTTAACAGATGTTTTAGCATAAGAAAGGATTTTCTGTGCGCTATAAACAGCAAGCAACCCTTTAGCAAGACCCTTTACATTCTTGGTAAGTTTATCGGTTGCTGTTGCTGCTTCATTAAATGCCTTTTTGCCTTTAAACTCAGCGGCGATGTTAATGGCTACATTGCTCACGCGGCTCTCCTAACATCGACTATGGCTGTGCGCTTATTAAACTTTGTTGTTGTGTTTTCAATAGCTTTAAACACTGAAGCATTAGCTTTGCCCTGAGTTTTAGCCCATGCTCTAAAGATTAAACGACCCATCATGCGATGATCTGTACCTCTGCGATTTGTGCCGTAGAGCTGACCGAGATTAGAAATAAACTGATTACCCGCGTAAGGATTAACTGAGCGAGATACGCCTTTAGATGATCCGCCCGCCTTAGCACCTACCCAATCTTGACCTTGACCATTCTTACGACCAGCAGTTTCATAGATTGCGCCAATCATAGACTTATTTTGAATGCGAATGTTATTAACAAAGCCAGCGCGGTTAGGTTTGGAAGGTGTCGTTTTATACAGAATACCTTTACGGATTTCTAAAGCATTGTATTTAGGAAACTTTCCTCTAGGATTTTGAGTTTCACTCCAACCGCTCATAGGCGAAGCGATTGGCACATAAGAGCGAGCTTCATTAACCACAGGTTTTAGAATTGCTCCCAATTCTTTTGTTAATTCTTTAGCAAGGTCTGGAGCGTACTTATTGAGGGCTTTCTTAAGCTCTACCGCGCCTACTACCTCTGTTGGCATCGCTCACCTCTTTCGCCTCATCCTTTAGCCCCTGCACAAGTGCATCGAGCATGGTGTTATCTAATTCCAATAGTGCTTGTGGCGGGATCTGCAACCTAATGCTCAGTCGAGCGATTAGGTAGGTGAATGGCAGATCTCGCTTTATGCTAAAGGGTCAGAGTCTAGAACCTCAACACTTTTCAGCGTCTCGATAAACTCCATCCCAAAAGGCTTTACAGTTTCACCTGACCTGCGGATAACCTCATGAGCCAAAAGATAGACATGTGACTGTTTTTCTTCTTCACGAAAGGCACGATGAAAACCCATTTTAGTCTGTTGCTCAAAGAAATACTCCACTGCTGGAGTAATTTCTCCTTCAACAATACTTCCATCTGTACGAACTATCTTTAGTTTTGCCATGAGTTTGCCCCTTTGTTAGTTAATTACGCTGTAGTTACTGCGATTGTACCCGATACATTCCAAGTTACAGACTGAGTTGATAAATCAGCAACAGCACCATTAACAGGTGTTGTGTTATTGATTAAACAAGTCATTGTGTAAAGTGGGTTTGTAGCTGATACAGCATCAGATGTCTGCTTGAATGTGACTGTTACATTAGAGCCCCAGTTTGTCTGGAGTGTTTGTAGAGTCTTAGATGTTGCTGAATCATTGATAAAGTCGATTGAAATGCTTGAGGCTTCTAGGCCTTTTACATAACGATGGCCAGAATCTCCAAGAGCTGTGACCTCGAGCTCATCAAAAGCGCGATTGATAGTTACAGATGTAACCAGTGTTGAGAGATCTACCGCATTAACAGTTAGAACCCCAGTATTTGCTAAATAAACTGCCATGTGATTATTCCTCTTCCTTCTTAGTTACTGGCTTTGATGCTGGTGCTTGTGGCGCAACTTGCCCGATTTTTTCGAGAAAGGCTGCGTTTTCTTTTTCCCAATCGGACATGTTTAACTCCAACTCGTTAGGATTGATACGGACATCTCGCAGCTTAGCAAGTCTCCACTTGCAGCATTGAGAACGCTAGGTGCGCTGATTGCGCTTACATTATAGACTAAAGAAGATGCAGCAAGTAGTGCGAACACATTGACTACAAAATCTTCTATGCCATTGAGATTGCCCTCGTTATCAAAAAGCGGGCATGTGATGACCAGTTTGAAGTTAGCCATAGGGCTAATAGAAATCTGAGAGTTATTGTTAGGTGTCAAGTATGGATCATCGGGTGACACAATAACTGAGTTAGCTAGAACTGTAGCTGGTGGGAATGCAAAGGTCTGCCATTTAGCGTTATTGACTAGGGCAGTCGCTAAAGTGGTTCTAAGTGTAGTAATGGCAACTGGAGGCATTATCCGACCATTGAGCGTGGGTCTAGTGCGTGTGCTATCAATCCTCGCACCTTAGCGAGAAGCTGTGCGCTCATTCGGTAAGGGCTTGGCTGGAAATCTTGCAAATTAGAACCTGAAAGGGTAGCGGTTCTTGCTTGCCAGATTTCAACAGATACCATCAAAGCTGCATTTTGAATGGCTGCATCGGCAGTCCAGTCGGTTGATGGAGCAACCGTTACTATTCCATAAGGATTGACATTGTGTCGTGGCTCGGCTGCTGGAGTGCCGGTAATGGCATAGGAGATTGAATACTCGCCCACTTCTGTAATTGTCTTTGATCCATTGAGATGGGCTTTGTTGTTAGTTACCACAACTGTCTGACCGACATAAAAGACATCTGTTACAGGTACATCAAAATAAAGTGTTCCTACTGTGGTTGTGTTGCTGTGCGCCACATTGAAATAATTATCTGCCCAGAGCATTGGAAGCAGGACTGCATCTGTAGCGTCACACACTTCCTGCAAAGTGGCATCTGGATACAGCGTACCGACTCCGAGAGTGCTGCGGAGTTCTGAAACTGTGGTCAATGCCATTCTGATTCCTTTCTAAAGACTCTGAGGGGTAGAGGGCTACTACCCCTCAGAGCGACTTAGTGTGGCTTACGCCTTGTTATTCTTGAATGCGCCTGCGCCGACCTTAGTAGCGATTGCTCCAAAGCCGTAGTAGCCGATTGTTACCTGTCCTGCTGCTGTTGATTCTGCGCGTAGGCGGTAAGTTGGTGACTCATACCATGTGTATGCATCTGGATTCACGATAAGGATTGTTCCATCGCCATCACCAGCGTTTGTTGGATCAACATAAAGGTTGAGTCCTGCAACATTACCTGTTAGTGATGTTGGTGTTACTACACCGCCTGCGTTCATTGGCTGTGATGCTGTGTAGATTGGGCGACCTGCATCGTTAAGTGACATGATGTTAGACCATTGTCCTGTTGATACGACCATGTTGCGAGCGAATGGGTTTGGAAGTCCTGCTGTTGCTCCATAGACAGAAGCTGAACCGCGAGCAACAATGCCTAGCAACTCTGAAGCTGTTGGGTATGTAACTGTGGTTGTTGCATCTGCTGTTGCACCTGCAATAAGTGCTGCATTGACTGCTGCGTTTGTGGCCTTTGCGTAAGCTGCTGCCATGTTGCGCACTAGCTCATCAAAGAATGCTGGAGATGTACGATCTAACAATTCAACAGAGAATGTCTGCTGTCCAGCGTACTTCTTAACTGATACAGACAAGAATGCTGCTGTCTGATCTGTATCTGAAAATGCTGCGCCTTCTGCTGTGTCTGCAACTGTTGGTGCTGCTGTGATCTTTGGAATCTCGAAAGTCATACCTGCATCTGGCAATACTCCGCGAGAGATTGCATCGATTGAAGGACGGATTGTTGTTGATAATGGGTTGATGATTTCAGATAGTTGGCGTGTTGGTACTAGGCCTGCGTTATCTGTTGTGTCATCTGCTGCGCGTAAGTATTGACGAGCATCTTCATCACCTAGAGCTGCGCGGATTGTGTTTTCTGCATACTTAGCTGCTGTTACTTCAATGCGTGGCTTTGCAAAGTATGCTGCTGATACAGTTGGGCGAGCAGCTTCAACCGCTTGTGCTTCAACTGGTGTTGCTTCGACTGCTGAAGTGGTTTCTTCCACGGTGGCTGTCTCGCTTTCTGTTGGTTGGGTTTCTTCTTCTACAGCAGATTCTTCTGCTGCAATATCAGTGACTTGAGCCGACTTGAATGCGGGCTCTGTGACAAGGCTCGTTTCTACCAAGCGAGCTGAGGAGACATAAGTTATGCCATCTTTGATTTTAGATTTAAGAACTTCTGCACCAATGCTCAAACCTGACTGCAAGCCTTCTTCTGCAAGGATGAGAGCTTCTGTACCGCGCTGTGAGCGACTAACAGAGAATACTGCGTAAATTGCATCTTCTGATTCACTAAAAGAAACCATGCGACCTAGAGGCTTTTTATTATCATGCTGACTTAGTAGCTTGATTGCTTTAGGGTCTTGAATCTCAATAGAGCCAGAAGCAAAGATTACTTTGCCCATATTAGTTGAGCCTGCTTCAACATTGAGAGGCACAATCTTGCCTGAGATAGTGCGACTTGCTGAGTCGGCTGTTAAATCAGCCGAGAAGGTAATTACTTGGTTCATTGCATACCTTGACTTCCATTAGGTGTTAGATCAGTCATTTCCATCGCCTGTTCCTGTGTGATGAGGTTAAGGGATAAAAGTTTTTCAATTACTGCTAGTTCTTGCATAGGGTCAGTACGCAAGAAGTTTTTATCAATATCAAACTTCACTACATTACCGCGAGCAGTAATATCGTCCATAGATAAACGATCTTCAATAGCTGTAATAAATGGCTGTAGAGAAAGCGTTAAAAATTGCTTACGCTCATCTTGAACATTGGCGTAAGTCATAGAATTGTTTTGGTCTGCTGAAACATAATAAGCAGGTACATTGCACAATCTGGCGCATTCCGTGGCAAGGTTGAAAATGGCCTCCCCGTACATCATGTCCTTAGGTGAGAATGAGACTGGGTTATATTCCAAAGTAGATGTTAAGTATGCAGTAGCGCGATTCTGACGAGCATTCTTCCATGATGCGAGTAATCCCTGTACTTCTTTTGGATCTAAATCTGCGCCTGTGTTTTTAATGTAACCAGAAGCCATCGGAGTGGCTGCTGCAATCGCTGCTGCTTTTTGCACATCAATAGCTGCACGAATAGTAGAAGTGCCAGTATTAAGAATGCCATCACTGAGTGATTGGAATGTAACTAGAGAACCTAATCCATCCATTGGTAATGTTGTTCCATCAACTGCATAAGATTTAACGAATGTATTGGTTGAATCCAATGTTGCAGTAACGCGATGATTTGCAATCCATTCAAAGCGAGATGGTCTGCCATCTTCGGAATAAACTTCAACTACTTGCCAAAATGCTTGACCATAAAATAATAATGAATCAACAGTCCATGCAATCGTTACTGATCGTGGTTGTGAATATGAAGGCTGCTCTAACCATGCAGGTGAGCCAAGTTCTTCATTAGTAGATTTTTTATATAGCTCTAAAGGAATCGCTCCAATAGTTCCCGCTAAAAGATTTCTGCATCGTGCTAATGCTGGTACAGACATTGCCTCTGTGCGACCGACATAGGCAAACTGGAAAGGCATTGCATAAGGTGAATACTCGCCAAGAACTTGTGGTGCAGCCTGAGCTTCTAATGAAGGCTTAGCCTGTAACCCGAATGTTTGCAGAATGCGACCCATAGACATAAATGGTAGCACATGTCAAGTATTTGACATACCACCAAAGGTGTGTCTAGGCAACAATTTGTGGCTTAGGGGCTGGAAGCATTAACTTGCTTACAACCATTGCCAAACCGATTGGAGCAGAGATGTCGCCTGCTGACTTTCTCTTAATAATTCTCCAAGCCGAATCATTGACTTTAGCTGCGCAGTTATTCATTTGCTGAATCAATTCTGCCTGACCATTATGGACGACCTTGTGAGTTACCAATCCAGTCAGTAAATCGCCACATGCCTGATAGAACTGCTGCCCTGAAACATCCTCGGTCATTACTCCAGCCTGCTTAAGCCTGTCAGCAATAGATTGAGTGGCGTACTTGTCGTAGCAGACTAAACGCGGTTTGTAAAGGTCACACCAGCCTTTAATAGCTGCTGCAATCTGTAGATCATCAACTGCAACCTGAGAAGTCCAAGTCTCCATGATTCCAATGCCAATCCTCCCATCTGGAAGTAATTGTCCAGCGACTAAAGATGCATTCCTTCTAGAAGGACTGACATCGAAACCGAATACAGTATAAGCCCCAACTGCTATTTCCAAAGTATTGTCGCTAGTCTCTTCAAGAATGCCATGAGGCCACGGGCTTTGTAATGAATCAATCCACTGGCACAAAGTCTCAGTTCTAGTGGTCTCAATAGGAGCAGTTGCTATCGCTTCTTCAATAGATTCTTTAGTGACTGTGTAACCCAGAGCAGGATTGCTAGGTGCTACTGCATCTCGCCAGAAGGCTTCTGATCTGATGTCTATCTTGCAATACTGTGGAGCAGAATACTCATAATAACCAAAGGTTTCTGGAGGATAATCCTTAGCACGCTCTACAAGCGAATTCAGCACCGTACTAAATGCATCTCCGGCATTGCTGCTTAAAAATGTCTGAGCGTTAGCTCTAGCGCGAGTAGTTGGAATAGCCGCTTTATAACCGTCCTCTGATATTTCACGCACTTCATCAATCCATAAGAAGTCAGCTGTGCGACCACGCGCTGAGTCGCGTGTGTCTGATACTAGGTCAAGGGTTGCGCCATTAAGTAGCTCTATTCGCTCACCACCGTTGGCATAACGCACTGCTTTAGTCATTGCCTTCAACTCCGGCGTTGATTCTATGATCCATGCGATTTCTCTAAAGGTCATGAGGGCAGTCGCTCGGTTAGAGGACATGATGATGTGCTTCTTCTCGTTGCCATAGAACATGCCCCAAATAACCCTGACTCTGCCTAAGTGAGACTTGCCATTCTGTCTCGAAATTAGCAATAAAGCAGTCTTGACTCGATACTGGTCTTTCTTATCCACCATCATCATCTGCTTTAACACAAACTCCTGATATGGCATGAGCTTGTCCATCTTTAGACGCTCAACCATTTCAATTACTTCACCAGCTCTGGTCTTGCCCTTGAGAAGTGGGCTATGAACCCTCGGTTGCGTTGCCCCTCGTAGCGGCTGGGTCTTTTTGGTCTTAGTTGTCATTGACTCGGACTAGGTCGGACTGTAAATGGACTGTCCAGCATCGGCTCGGACTGCATCGGGTAGATACGCCCTGA